ATGGGAGTCAAAGTTCGAAAAGCCGTTCCTCTCTGAAGTTGCAAAGACAGAGGAAGAGACGCTTGCCTACATTGCAGCGATGAACAGGACCCCCAATATTGCTCCGGAGGTTTTCCAGAGACTCGATCAAAAGACTCTCGACAGCATCAACGCCTACATCGAGAGCAAGCAGACCGCAACCTGGTTTGCTGAAGGCAAGCATGCCGCCCCATCGAAGGAAGTAATCACTTCCGAGTTGATCTACTACTGGATGGTTACCGCCAACATCCCCTTCGAGTGCGCAGAGTGGCATCTCAACCGTTTGTTTACCCTCATCCGAGTATTCTCTGTGAAGCAGGAGCAGCCCAAGAAGATGGGCGCATCCGAGCTGGCTGCGCAGCGTCGAGCACTCAACGAGCAGCGCAAGAAGCAGTACGGAACTAGCGGCTAGGAAGGAGTCATCGTGACAGCAATTGAATGGGACCGAGCGGGCGAACGACTGTTCGAAACAGGCATCGATCATGGCATCCTCTTCCTGGGACCCGCTAACGCTGACTATTCGTACACCCAGGGTTATGCCTGGAACGGTCTTCTCAGTGTCGAGCAAGCTGTCTCCGGCGGTGAGGCCGAGGCTCTCTACTTTGATGGAGACAAGTACCTCGATTACATCCAGAACGAGGACTACGCGGCCAACATCTCTGCCTATGGAGCTCCTCTTGAGTTTGACGCCTGCGAGGGCGTCCAGGCTCTATATTCTGGTCTGAACGTGGGTAACCAGCGTCGTATCCCTTTTGGGTTTAGCTACCGCACGCTCATTGGTAACGACACAGAGGGCGTTAGGCATGCGTACAAGCTGCACCTGGTCTACAACGCCATGGTCACCCCAAGTGCGCGGTCTTACACAACCATCAGCGACTCCCCTCAGCCGATGCTGAAGTCTTGGTCCGTGGTGAGCACTCCGCCTCCGGTTACATCTACCATTAAGAAGTACAAGCGAACGGCGCACATCGAGATCGACTCTCGGTACGCATGGCCTGATGGTCTTCAGACCATTGAGCAGGTCCTTCGCGGGGATGCTTCAAACCCCCCGCGTATGCCTACACAAAAACTGGTCATCGACTGGCTGCAGGACTGATCATGACTGCGATTGAGTGGGATCTAGACCGCAGATACGAGCACGGCGTGAGTCGAGCTGTTGTATATTTGCCCGACGCTCCGCCCGTCGCATGGAACGGCTTGGTTTCGGTAGAAGAGGACGCTCCGGCGGCTTTCGAGACCATGTACTTCGATGGCGACGTCTACGTGACGCCTCAACCTAGGTCCGAGTTCTCTGCCACGATCGCCGCGTACACATATCCTGAAAATCTGTCTGACTACGTGGACTCACTGGGCTATACACTCGATCTTCAGCGTAAGCCCCCCTTCAATCTCACGTACCGAACCGAGGATGGCGACTCATACCGCATCCATTTGGTCTACAACGCGACGTTGGTACCGAACTCGCTCTCTATGGCAACCATGGCGCAAGAACTGGCCCCTGCCGTGTTCGGTTGGGGGCTAGTGACCAAGCCAAAGACGATCCCAGGAGCTAGGCAGGCTTCACATCTCTATATTCGTGCAGCAGATGCTTCCCCGGAGGCTATCGCCGCTCTGAGCGACATCCTCTATGGCACTGCGACAACCGATCCTCGCTTTCCTAGCCCTACCGACGTCCTAGGTATATTTGAATCCAACCCAAGGCTCCGGATCATAGATCACGGCGACGGGAGCTGGACTGCGATTGGTCCAGACGAATGGATCACCATGACGTCACCTACTTCTTTCGAAATTACGTCTCCGTCTGCTGTCTGGATCGATGGGGACACCTACACAATCAGCAATTGGTGAGAGGAGGATTGTATGGCTACGGTGTCGAGCCTTAGCAAGGAACGAATGGAAGCAATCGAAGGTAACAGCGTCGTCTCTGGCGTTGTGAACGCGTCATACAACCTCATCCTGACCAAGTTCAACGGCAACACTATCAACGCAGGGTATGTCCGTGGCGCAACTGGAGCTACCGGAGCACAAGGCGTAAGTGTCGTTAGCGCCGCAGTAAATGGGGCGTACGAGCTTGTGCTCACGTTGTCGAACAGCACGACAGTAAACGCCGGGAACGTTCGTGGGCCACAAGGCGCACAGGGCGTAAAGGGTGATACGGGCGCAACTGGCGCTGGAACACCGGCCGTGGGCGCGTCCGCGACTTATATTCGTTCTAATGGAACGTCTTGGGTTGCTGCTTCACTTGGCGCCGCCGACTTGACGGGCACCATCAACGTTGCTAGAAGGTGGTCTGGCGCGCCTATCGCTATGGACGCTGGTGCTATCAGCGCCGTCACAAACCCGACTGGTACTGTCGTGTTTCAGGGAGTAACTTTCGTTGCTGGACGCTTTACTACTGAACCAAACGTGGTGGCATGTATCATGCTCACCAATCCCAACAACGGCATTGTTTCTGTGGCTGGTATTTCGGCCACAGGGTTCACTCTCTACGCAATGCGAACTGTGAGTACGGGTAATCTACCCATTCAATGGATGGCGGTGCAGGTCTAATGACTATTCCCGACGATATTCCAATGGTCTATGTCGAGCTTCGGTGTAATACTGAAAGTTGTCTTAATTTCTGGCGCACCCTTGACGAACTCAAGATCCCCCAGCCAAGGATGTACATCCCAGATGGTCCTACGCGAATGACGTGTGGGCCTTGCGGGGTCGACATCACGGATATTCGTCCCGTCAACTGATTTAGGAGGACCTGTGAAGATCAGCTTCGACACTAGAGGGTCCTTCAAGAAGACGGACGACTTTCTCAAGAAGATGTCCAAGGGCTCGGCCATATTTAGAGTCCTCGACAGCTATGGTCGCACTGGGACGGACGCGCTCGCTAGCGCTACCCCAATCGACTCTTCTGAGTCGGCTGCCTCGTGGTATCACGAAGTGGTCGAGTCCAAGGGCACGTACTCCATCGTGTGGCGCAACGGGAACGTGGTTGATGGCATCCCCGTTGTTATTTTGCTCCAGTACGGCCACGGTACTCGAAACGGTGGCTTCATTCAGGGCCGGGACTTCATCAACCCCGCCCTAAAACCTTTGTTCGATCGTCTAGCCGATGAGGTGTGGAGGGAGGTGCAGTCAGCATGAGTAGTGTTGATGATCGCATTGTTGCGATGAAGTTCGACAACAAGCAGTTCGAGACCGGCGTCGCGCAGACGATGTCGACCATGGACAAGCTCAAGCAGAAGCTGAACTTCGATGGAGCTTCTAAGGGGCTTTCTCAGGTTAGCTCGGCTGCTAGCAAGATCAACCTCGGTCCTCTCGGCACCTCGATCGAGGGTATGTCCGCGAAGTTCCTGACGCTGTCTACGGTTGCGATCACCGCCCTCGCGGGCATCACGACCAAGGCCATCGACGCCGGCGTCCAGCTCGGTAAGTCGCTCACGATCGACCCGATTAAGCAGGGCTTCGAGGAGTACGAGACCCAGATGGGCTCGATCCAGACTGTCCTTGCCAACACGGCGTCTGCGGGCACCACGCTTGAGGACGTCAACGGTGCCCTCGCCAAGCTCAACAAGTATTCCGACGACACCATCTACAACTTCAGTGAGATGGCTAGGAATATTGGTACCTTCACGGCGGCTGGCGTTGATCTGGACACCTCGGTCAACGCGATCAAGGGTATCGCCAACGTCGCGGCCATTTCGGGCTCGAACTCTCAGCAGGCATCGACTGCTATGTACCAGCTCTCTCAGGCCATTGCCAACGGCAAGGTCGGACTGCAGGACTGGAACTCGGTGGTCAACGCGGGTATGGGTGGTGAGGTCTTCCAGTCGGCTCTCTATGAGACGGCTAAGGCCATGGGCACCATCAAGACCGCTGGCGACGACATGTCGTTCGACGAGTGGACGAAGGCCGGCAACTCCTTCCGTAACTCGCTCCAGGACGGCTGGATCACCGGCGAGGTCCTCACCACGACCCTTGAGGGGTTCACGGGGGACCTTACTGATGCCCAGCTGAAGTCTAAGGGCTACAACGCGGAGCAGATCAAGCAGATTCGTAAGATGGGTCAGATGGGTCAGGACGCGGCCACCAAGGTCAAGACCATGACTCAGCTTATTGGCACCCTCAAGGAGGGCGTCGGCTCCGGATGGTCGCAGACATGGGCCATTATCTTCGGTGACTTCGGCGAAGCCAAGACCATGTTCAGCTCGGTGAGCGACGCCCTCGGTGGCATCATCGAGTCGTCCTCCAAGGCCCGCAACAGTCTTCTTAAGGACTGGAAGAAGTGGGGCGGTCGAACCAACCTGCTGGAAGGCTTCAAGAACATCTGGGATGCGCTGCTTGCAGTGATCAAGCCTGTTAAGCAGGCTCTGGATGAGGTCTTCCCGCCAACTACGGCATCTCAGCTCGCCCGCATGACCAAGGGTTTCAGAGAGTTCACAGAGAACCTCAAAATCGGAGGCGAAACCTCCAACAATATCAAGCGGATCTTCAGGGGTCTGTTCTCCCTGTTCTCGATCGGCTGGCAAGTCATCAAGGGCGTGGCGTCGGTCTTCCAAACTCTGTTTGGGGCGATGACAAAGGGCTCCGGCGGAACTTTGAACTTCCTGGGGAAGCTCGGGAACATGGTGACCAACTTCGCCGAGTCCCTCAAGGACGGCGACAAGATCCAGAAGTTCTTCGATGTCCTCGCGAAGGCAATTCTCGTCCCGGTCTCGGCAGTCAAGGCACTGGCGGGCTGGATCAAGAACCTGTTTGGTGGTGAAGGAGGTGATCCATCTAAGGCGGGTCAAGGGTTTGTCGACAACCTTAAGGCTATCGGAGACAAGATCAAGGATTTCTTCTCCGTAGGTGACAAGCTCTCCGCCTTTGGGCAGAAGGTTTCGGATACTTTCAACCGGATCAAGGATGCCCTAGCTCCTATCGCAAAGTTCATTTCTGAGAAGCTTGGCAACCTTGGCGCAGCCATCACGGACGCCATGGGGTCGGGGAACTTCGACAACGTCATCAAGCTGATCAACACCGGCCTTCTTGGTGGTATCGGTGTTGCTATCGCAGCCTTCCTGAAGAAGGGGTTTAACTTCAACTTCGACTTCGGTGGCGGATTGCTCGAGTCCATCAAGGGCACTTTCGGTGAGCTTACGGGCGCACTCAAGACCATGACCCTTGAGGTGAAGGCTAACGCGCTTATTAAGATCGCCGCGGCCATTGCCATCCTCGCCGGATCGATTGCTCTTCTGGCTCTTATTGAGCCGGAGCGTCTGATGGCGGCTACGGGTGCTATCGGTGCTGCCATGCTTATTCTGATGAAGGCGATGGGCAGCCTCGAGAAGGTCGCGCAGTCCAAGGGCTTCGCTAAGATCCCTGTGATGGCGTTCTCGCTTGGTCTTCTGGCGGGTGCGATTTATATTCTCGCTCTCGCGGCCAAGAAGATGTCCGGTATGGAGTGGGAGGAGATCGGGAAGGGCCTGGCGGGTATTTCGGGCGCACTTCTGGCTCTGATGCTCGCTCTAAAGCCGATCAGTAACTCTACCGGCAGCATGCTCAAGACTGGCGCAGCCATGCTTATTCTGGGCTTCGGTTTGAAGTCCATAGCGGGCGCTGTAGCGGCCTTCGCACTCCTTGAGTGGAAGGACCTAGGTAAGGGTCTCGCGGGGGCTACAGCAGCCCTTATTGCGATCGGTGGGGCTATGCGTATCCTCCCCGCCAAGTCGATGTTCTCGGCCTCGATCGGTATGATCGCGGTTGCGTTCGCGCTTAAGCTCATTGCTGACGCGATCGTCGTATTTGCAGGCATCGACTTCGACACCATGAAGACCGGCTTGCTCGGGATTGGTGCCTCTCTCGGCATCATCGCTATCGGTATGCGCCTCATGCCCAAGGGCATGCTCAAGACGGCCCTAGGCCTGATTGTCGTGGCTGGTGCACTCGAGATCATCGCGGATGTACTCGCAAAGTTCGCTGGTATGACCATGGATGAGGTCGGACAGGCGCTTAAGACGCTGGCTATTTCCCTCGGGATCTTGGCTATCGCGCTGAAGCTCATGTCTGGCACCGTCATGGGGGCTATCGCCCTCGGCATTGCTTCCGCAGCGCTCTATATTCTGGCAGGCGCACTTGCTGTCATCGGGCAGCTGGACTGGGGCACCCTGATCAAGGGCCTTGTCGGCATCGCCGGCGTGTTCCTCGTTCTGGGGCTCGCGGGTCTTATTCTCACGCCCGTAATCCCCATGATCGTGCTTCTCGGCCTTGCTCTGCTTGCTATGGGAGCGGCCATGCTCCTCGCTGGGGTTGGTGCGCTGATGTTCGCTAAGGCGTTTGCCATATTGGTGAGCATGGGCTCGTCGGGTATCGCGGTACTCAAGGAAGCCATTCTCATGCTTGTCGGGCTCATCCCCGAGGCGGCAACAGCTCTCGCAGAGGGCCTTATTACCTTCGTCGAGAAGATCGGGGAGGGCGCGCCTAGGATTATTGGGGCCATCGAGAAGCTTCTGACAGCACTGTTGGATGCGATCATTCGTCTTATTCCGAAGGCCGGAGAGGTCTTCAACACCCTCATCGATACGCTGCTCGATATTCTCACCGAGAACATCCCGAAGATCGCTCAGGCAGGTCTCGATCTGCTCCTGGGTATCTTGAAGAAGATTGATGAGAACATCCCGAAGGTGGCCGAGGCTGCCGTCGATATTGTCCAGACTCTTATGGACACCCTTGCTGAGGAAATTCCTGAGCTGGCCGAGTCTGGCGCCGACATGATCATCAAGCTCTTGAACGGGCTTTCCGATGCGATCGACGACAAGGCAACTGAGATCGGTGAGGCTGGCGGACGACTAGCTAGTTCGCTCATCGAGGGTGTTAAGGATGGGATCTGGGCGGCTGTGTCTAACGTAGCCAGCACGATCACTGACATGTTCAGGGACGCAGTCGAGCAGGCAAAGGACACTGTTGGAAATCTTCTCGACAACCTCAACCCGTTTGGCGGCTCAAGCGCTGGCGCTGCAACTGCTGGAGAAAATGCCGGTACGGCCTTCGCGAAGGGACTGTCTTCCGCCGCGGGAGCAGTCACCAGCGCGACAGACCAGATGGTCAGCGACGCGGCACGTGCGTTCGCCGGGCTAAGCGAGGTCTACCAGGGCGTGCAAGCACTAGATAGTGCGGGAACTAGGACTTCTTCATGGTTCAACATCACGGCTCCCGACATGCAGGAGGACTTCCAGCACGCCGGCGGTGCTTCTATGGGCGCCGCTTCCTACAGTCAGGCTGCAGCTATCTCGCACGACCGATGGACGTCTCAGAACGAGCCGTCTGCGTCAACACCTGTTCAGGAGACCAACATCAACTTCGAACAGAACATATATTCGCCGAAGCCAGTCAATCACGTCGAGGTTTATCGGGATACCCGTAGCCTCCTGTCCCAGCAGAGAAGGGTGGTGAGCGTTAAGTGATCTTCACCAAGGTTCGTATCGACGGTCTAGGTAACGGATACGTAGATCTGCCCATTGTAGGGGCGCTACCTAGCGATCCTTATATTCTGCTGGGAATCGACGGACTTGGGCCGACTGAGGTCGACGTCTCTGTGACGAACACGCTCTACCAGGGCGGAATCTTCCAGGGACGTCGACCTCAGCTCCGCGAGGTAGGCATCCGGATCGGTCTTAACCCGGACTATGCCGGCGGAGTGACGGTGGAGTCTCTTCGTGAGGCTATATACCGGATCTTCGCCGGCAGTTCGGACATGAGCGACACCGAAAAGGTCGTTCTGCAGATTCGAAACGGCGCGTACGAGATCGCGAGGACGCCGGTATATTTGAAGCGTCTTGATCCGGCTCTGTTTAGCAAGGACCCGGAAGTGATCCTGACGATGGCTACTAAGTCGTCTACGTTCGAGGCGCCGGCCCTGGTTGTTATTTCTGGCGGCACTATTAGCATCCCCTCGCCGTCATTCACGATCCAAGGTACGGCAGCTACGGGGTGGCTTTTCCAGGTCAAGTTTTTGAGCACCGTCTCTTCCTGGAAGCTTACGGACGTCAATCGACCTGGAGAGAAGCTGCAGATCGACTACGCCTTCGTGGCGAATGACATCTTGACGTTCGACTCCACACCAGGAGCCAGAAAGATCACAGTTACCCGAGGTGGGGTGGAGACCAACATCATATTCGCCCTGTCGGCGGATTCGGTATGGCGGCTTCTGTACCCCTCGACCAACAACTTCACAGCTAACACGTCCAGCTATCAGTGGCTGAGCGTTACCTATCGGCCACAATTCTTGGGGGTGTAGTGTGGAACTGCTTAAGCTTCATCCGACCACCTATATTCCCAGCTACAATCCGATCGAGGGCTTTAATTCTCTGATCTGGAACGAGAGGTTCTTGGACCCGAGTGAGTTTGAACTTAAAACTCACAACGTGGAAGCCACGAGAGCCGCGCTTATTCCTGGGAAGACTCTGGTGACGCTAAGAGACACCAACGCTGTTATGTTGGTGGAGAGCCACGAGATCACGGCAGACGAGAATGGGGCTCGAGAACTGACCGTAAAGGGTCGGGGCTTCGAGGTTATTCTGGACCAGAGGCAGTTTCGACCGATCGACGAGAACATCGACGACGATCATACACCTGGTTACCGTTTCTGGGGGTACAATCGCATGCCGGCCGAGCATGCGGCGCTCTGGATTCATGACCAGGTGGTCCGTAAGGTTTCTTACGGGTACTCTAGGGCGGTCGGCCCCGGTGGTGAAGTCACTTATATTCCGGTCCCATTCTACGATCGTTCCGCAAACGACGTGATCCCCAACACACTGGCATCGGTTTGGCGTGCAAATCAACCGACCATGCAAGCGCGACCGGATCGCGGGAGTCTGCTCGAGAACCTACTCAAGTTCCTGCCGCAGTACGACCTAGGCTTGCGGACTGTTCGTCCGTCTCTGGGTGGCGCATTTTCTTACGCCTTCCCGGACGGGGTCGTGCCTGCCTACACGAAGACGACCACGCTTAATGCCCCTGGTCTTCGATTCGACGTGTACAGTGGCGTTGATAGGTCTAGGACTGTAGCCACACCGGCGAATCAGGTCATATTCCACTACGCTACTGGCGATCTCGAGCAGCCGAAGATCCTTCAGAGCTTCGAGAACTACAAGAACGTTGCTCTGGTTGATAATGCTGGGAACATGAGCACGGTTACCCCGCAGTACGTATATCGCAACGGCGCTAGCACCTCGCTCGCGGGTCTTGACCGCAGAATTCTGTTTGTGGACGCAGGCCTGGGCGATAAGACCAACGTGACTGCATCTGACGTCACTAGGATCGGGCGAAACGCCCTAGCTGAGCACTGGCGGACTATATTCTACGAGGGCGCCATCTCGAACAACTCCCAGTACAAGTACGGCGAAAGTAAGAACTACTACCTAGGCGACACCGTAACGGTGTTCGCAGGGCCGGATGTAGAGATCAAGATGATCGTTAGCGAGTACATTCGAACCCAAGACGAGTCCGGCGAAAAGGGATACCCAACCCTTACATACGTCGACGCTACTTGAGAGGCATATTTATGGACGTGGAACTCGCAAAGCTGGTCGTTGCACTTCTCATCGGGGTCCTTGGCTCTGCCGGCTTTTGGTCCTATATCCAGCATAAGGATAAGTCAAGAAGCGCCACTAATAGGGCGCTTATGGGGCTCGTCTACGACAAGCTCATGTTCCTTGGCCTTCGCTATCTCGAGCGGGGATGGATCACTAAGGACGAGTACGAAGACTACAGGAAGTATTTCTTCGAGCCGTACAAGGACCTCGGGGGAAACGGTACTGCGGAACGCATCATGGATGAAATTTCCAGGCTTCCGATCAAGCAGCACAGCAAGATCACCGACGTTATCAACGCCGCAAAGGCTGGACGAGAGGAAGAGCATCGTGACTGACAACCAGACGGTTACTACACCGCTGTTCTCCAACAAGACATACGACAAGCTCAAGCAGCTTGCGCTGGTAGTTCTTCCCGCGCTGGGGGCGCTGTATTTCGCGCTCTCGCAGATCTGGGGGCTCCCGTATGGAGTCGAGGTGGTCGGTACTATCACGGTCATCGACACGTTCCTGGGTGCCCTGCTGAAGCTCAGCGATGGCTCGTGGAATAACAGCGAGGAGAAGTACGACGGCTCCTTGGAGGTGGCTACGGACGACGACGGGTTCAAGACCGTCACGCTCTCCGTCAACGAGGACCCCTACGAGATTGACAAGAAGAAGGAAGTCGTCTTCAAGGTCAACGGCGAGGGTCTCGGTCAGAACATCTGATATTTCGCAGGGGATACACTGGGTATAATGAGACCCCCTACGAAAGGAAACGCCATGCTCCACAAGCTTAAGCGAACGCCGTCGGACCTGGACCTCCTCACCTCTGAAATCCTCACCGAAATGAAGGCATGCAATGCCGATTCCGACGAGTTTAAGGTGATGCTTAAGCGCCTCGAACGCGTTTACAAGCTGAAGACCATTGATGGTCAGAAGCGCGTAAGCCCGGACGTAGTCGCGAGCATCGCCGGAAACCTCGCTGGCATCGTATTGATCCTCCACTTCGAGAAGGTCAACGTGGTGGCGAGCAAGGCCCTCGGCTTCGTCATGAAGCTCAAGTGACCATGCTGTTCTGACTAACAGGACATCGAAACGCTGAAGGCGTGTATGAGACTAACCCTCTTATACACGCCTTCAGTGTTTTGCAAGGGGTTGTCTTTTTTGCCTCGCGAAAGAAACACTGCGTATTATGAGACCCCTACGAAAGGACAAGTCATGCCCATCAACAACACGTCCGTGATTGTTTTTGTTGCAGGCACCGCCGTCGTCAGCCTCTCATCTGTTGTCATCAAGCAGAAGCGCAAGATCAACGAACTGAACTCTCGCATTTCCACCATGGAAATGCAGATGAAGGTTCGTCATCGCACGTTTCAGCGGATGACGGAGATGCTGAGCTTGGACGACCTGGTGGAGCTGCTCAAGAACTCTTACCAGGACCAGCTGTTCGAAGACATCACTCGAGACATCTAGACCCTCAAACCAAAGATCCCTTACACGGATCTTTGGTTTTCTTTCGCAGGGAAAACACGGTGTATAATGAGACCCACTTCCCCTAACGAAAGGCACCGCCATGCGTAAGATCGTGAAGGTCGACATCGAGCCCTGCGGCTGCTACGTTCAACGTATCACCGAGGACTGGATGGGCGACATCATCACTTACGACAACCCTGTCATTTGCAGCGATTGCTGGTGACTCAAGACCAAGACCCCTTACACGGGTCTTAGGTTTTTCCCTAGATGAAAGGATCGACATGCAAATCAGTACGCACGCCAAGCACATCGAGCGCGTTCTCTCGGACAACTCACCTGCCATCCTGACAGGCATCGGTGTTGTGGGTTCGATCACGTCCGCATATTTCGCGGGCACAGCCTCGTTCAAGGCTGCTCAGATCATCGCCGAAGAGCAGTCCTTCCTCGAGTACGACATGACGAACAAGCAGAAGGCCAAGCTCGTCTGGAGGCTCTATATTCCAGCAGCGGGCACGCTTGTCATCACGGGCGCAAGCATCATCTGCGCGAACCGCATCGGAACGCGTCGTGCTGCGGCACTGGCGGCTGCGTACGGCACCCTCGACAAGACCTTCAAGGAATACAAGGAGAAGGTGATCGAGAAGATAGGCGACCAGAAGGAGCACGACGTACGTGCCGCTGTCGCTCAGGATCGGATCAACGAGAACCCGCCCCAGACCGCTCAGATCATCGTCACCGAGACGGGGAACGTTCTCTGCAGGGACAGCCTGACGGATCGATATTTCAGGAGCAGCCTGGAGCGCATCCGGAAGGCTCAGAACGACGTCAACGCTGAGGTGTACAACAACATGTACGCAAGCCTCAGCGACTTCTATATTGGCATCGGACTGCCCCCAACATCGCTTTCGGACGAGCTCGGGTGGAACACGGACAAGCCTTGCGAGCTGTATTTCGTGGGTGCGATCACTCCTGAGACCGGAGAGCCCTGCATCGACATCCAGTACAGCGTTTCGCCGGTCAGGAACTACCATAAGATCGGCTAACTCGCAGAAAAAACACGGTGTATTATGAGACCCCCTCTACGAAAGGACCCATCATGAACGCCCAGTTCAAGACCCCCGAGACCGTTAGCACCCTGACGTCTACCCCCAACGAGAAGTTCTCCTTCATCAACAAGAAGACCGTGACGCGAGTCGCCATTGCAGCCGCTGCAATTGCCGCTCTCGCCGTCGTCTACGCGCTGGTGAACGGAAGCTCCTCCGACGAGGACGACGCCGAGTACGACGAGATCGAGGACTGAACCCCGTCTGATCCCCATACTAGACCTCCTGACAAGAGGCCATGTAGCTTACCCCTACATGGCCTCTTGTTTTCTCTTTTTCTGAAAGGAAAGTCATGCTCAAGAAGACCATCACGTTCGAGGACCTTGACGGCAACACCGTTACCGAGGACTTCTACTTCCACCTCTCCAAGGCTGACCTTGTGGAGCTCGAGGTTACCGCCGACGGTAACAGCATGGAGCTCATGGTTCAGCGCATCGCCAAGGCGAACGACGGCCGAGGCATCATCGACACCTTCAAGAAGATCATCCTCATGTCCGTCGGCGAGCGTTCCGAGGACGGTCGACGCTTCATCAAGACGCAGGAGATCCGCGACGCCTTCGAGCAGTCGGAGGCATATTCCGAGCTCTTCCTCGAGCTCGCTACGAACGCGCAGGCCGGAATCGACTTCATCTCCGGCGTGGTCCCCAAGTCGTTGGGTGGCAAGCTCGACGGCAAGCTCCCAGAGCTGATCGCTAACGCGGAGGCTGCTGTCGAGTGATCATATCTTGTGACACGGGAGTCAGCGAAGGGCCTTTTGAAAGGGTCTCCCCTTATTCCGGACGCTGCCTTTAAACGACCGCCGTTGCCCCCAAGCAAAAGGCGCCCGCTGTCGCAGGAAAAACATGGGGTATTATGAGACCCCTCACCTACGAAAGGACCCATCATGTTCGAGCTCACGAAGCAGATCACGAAGGCCGTCATTGGTATGTCTGTTACCGCCGTTGTTGCCAACGTGCTCCGAAACAACACGTCTCCTGCTACCAGCAAGTGGAACCTTATCCAGCTGGCAGTCGGAAGCGTGATGATCGGTGCGCTCGTTGCACACGCGAGTGACAAGTACATCGATGACACCTTCGAGCAGATCCGCAACACGTGGAACGACAGCAAGAAGCCCATCGACAAGTGACCCACCCTCAAGTTGAAACCCCCTTACACGGGGTTTCAATTTCTCTCTGGAATGAGGAAATATGGAGACTTACCCCAGCAACAGTCGAGCGTCTGAGCCGGCCAAGCCGAAGGAAGAGACCCCGAAGGCCCCCAAGGTCGTCCAGGTCACAACGAGCGAGATCATCAGGCGCAAGAAGCCTCTGGGAAAGCGCATCTCCGAGACCTTCATCGGAGAGGACGCCCATGGCGTCTGGACGTTCGTTGTCATGCAGGTGTTTGTGCCTGCTGCGAAGGACATGATCTCAGACATGGTCAGCCAGGGGATCGAGCACCTGCTCTTCGGAGAGGTCCGATCCGGTGGAGGACGGCGTCCCAACATGTCTCGTGCGCCTGGCCGAGTGGACTACCGAGGCGTTTCTACGGGAACGGTTCGCCGTGATGACCCCCGCCCGACCATGTCCCGTGAGGCTCGTCAGAACCACAACTTCGACGAGATCATCCTGGAGACGCGGGTGGAGGCCCAGAGCACGCTCGAGGCCATGTTCGAACGCCTGCAGGACTACGACCAGGTTACTGTCGGGGACCTCTACCAGATGGTGGGAGAGTCCAGCGACTTCACCGACGAGAAGTGGGGTTGGACAGACCTTCGTGGGTCCAGCGTCGTTCGCGTCCGACAGGGATATTTGATCGACCTTCCAAAGCCCGTCGTTCTCAAGAACTGAGGATCTAGGTTGAGCACCAAAACTGAAAGGGCGCTACTCAAGGCAGCCTACGGCGGCAAGAAGTGGGCCGCACGCGTCGACGAGATGTCGGACGCTCAAGTCATTGCCGTTATTCGACGGCTCCAGCAGCAGGGCAAGATCAAGTAAGGAGAATGATCATGAAGTTCGTTCCAAACGCAGTCAGCTCCGTGGTGTCTCGTAAGGCACTGCTCCTCCAGAAGGCCTCCCCGCAGGTCCTCTTCGTCGCCGGTGTTACCGGGTTCGTTGCGACCACGGTTCTCGTGGCTCGTTCCACGCTCAAGGTCGAGTCGGTGCTCGAGAACACGCAGTCGGACCTCGCTACGGCCAAGGAGCTCTTCGAGTCCAACCACATGAACTACAGCAAGCAGGACTACGACCAGGACCGGACGATCATCTATGTCCGTGGCGTCGGCAACCTGGCGAAGCTCTACACGCTTCCGCTTCTGGTTGGTGTCGCCTCGATCACCTGCCTGACTGGTGCACACAACGTGCTCAACAAGCGCAACGCTGGCCTTGCCGCGGCATATGCTGCCGTCGACAAGGGCTTCAAGCAGTACCGTTCCCGGGTCATCGCTGAGCTTGGCGAGGACAAGGACCGCGAGTTCCGCTACGAGTGGGAGGAGCGCGAGTTCGTCGAGGAGACGAAGAAGGGCCCGAAGGTTACGACCGAGCACCGGGTCTCTCGTCACGTTCCCTCGATGTACTCCAAGTTCTTCGACGAGTATTCCAAGAACTGGTCGCGGCACGCGGACTACAACTTCATCTTCCTGCGCGGGCAGCAGCGCTACGCAAACGACCTGCTCCAGCACCGTGGGCACGTGTTCCTCAACGAGGTGTACGAGTCTCTCGGACTCGAGCACACCGCAGCCGGCGCTGTCGTCGGATGGGTGAAGGGTCATGGAGACGACTTCATCGACTTCGGACTCTTCGACGGAACGAACGAGCGTGCTCGGGACTTCGTCAATGGCCGTGAGGGCTCGATCCTGCTGGACTTCAACGTCGACGGGGTTATTTACGACCTCCTCAAGGAGTCGTGATGACCAAGCCGAGCGACATCAAGCCGATCAAGAAGGCTAACGACGAGGTGGAGGAGCCGAAGACGGTCAAGAAGCCGTATATTCGTCCCCCGCACCTCACGCAGAAGCCGCTGCAGGACAACCCCGCTCTCCGGGACCTTCAGTCGGCTCTCTCCCGCAAGACCCAGGGCAACTACAAGATCAGGAAGAGGTAGGGAGTACCATGGACATCACCCGTATTAAGACTCCTGCCGTTCTCGCAGGTACGTTCGTCCTTGGCGGTGGCGCGGGTTATTTCTTCGCCAAGAAGACGCTGGAGACGAAGTACGCGAAGATCGCTACCGAGGAGATCGCAGAGGCTCGGCAGTATTTCACCACCAACGTGGAGAAGCCTTCGCTCGAGGAGGTCATTCTTGAGAAGAACAAGAAGGCCTTCTTCGAAGAGGTCGTGGATAACCACAGGCAGGTGTTCGAGACCGTTGCCGACAAGATCGAGGAGTACGACCAGGTCTCGGTCACTGTTCGAGAGGACTTCGTGGAGGTCGTCAACAACGTCTTCACGGACAGCGACAACGTCGTCTGGTCATATCAGGACGAGATGGAGAAGCGCTCGGACGACAAGCCGTACGTGATCCACTTCGACGAGTGGACTGAGACGATCCCTGGCTACGAGCAGGTTCAGCTCACGTACTACGACGAGGACGACACCCTGGCTGACTCGCAGGATGTGCCGATCGATGCTGTCGAACAGGCAGTTGGGCGGGCGAACCTTGAACGGTTCGGTCACGGCTCCAATGACGAGAGCGTCGTCTACGTCCGCAACGAAGCCATCGCAACCGACTTCGAGATCGTCAAGACTGACGGGTCATATTCCCGTGAGGTCCTGGGGATCGACGACGAGCTGCAGCACTCCTACCGGCCCAAGATCCGGAAGTTCCGTCCTTCGGATGAGTGATGGATGCGCCGCTGGACGAGCTATATCTCCAATGGCTCTACGGTAAGGTCGCCTCTCCAAGAGCCAGGAGTCCTCGACGGACTTATTGGTCTCTACTCAGACAGCTCTACATGAAGGAGTTCGTCTGGTTTATCCCCAACGACGACAATCGAGTAGAGGACGGTCGAGACCTACGCTTTGAGTTCGCTCAGGAATGCAATCTTCCTGATCTAGACGTGAACTGGCAAGGTCTCGGCTGTTCTCTCCTCGAGATGCTGATCGCCCTATCAAGGCGTTTGGCTTTCGAAGCCGAAGGGGAAGCGCATATTTGGTTCTGGCATCTGCTGCGGAACCTCGGATTGAGCGACTATAACGACGCAACACCAGGAGACCCCGAAGATGTGGAGGAAGTGCTAGACACGCTTATTTGGCGTACGTACTCGTACGACGGGCGTGGAGGCCTCTTCCCCTTGGAAAGGGCGGAAACTGACCAACGGGAAACTGAGATCTGGTACCAGCTCAATGCATATTTGCTTGACTTAGCTTAGAAGGGAGGGTTGATGGATTTCTTTCAGATCAGTGCGCGCGACGCGGTTAAGAAGGACGACCCGCCGGAGTTGTACCCCGACTTCAAAGTCGGTCGTTCTAAGGACCTCATGGTTCGTGGTCGCTCGTTCTACGCGATCTGGGACGAAAAGGCGGGCTTGTGGTCTACCGACGAGTATGACGTTCAGCGTCTGGTAGATGAGGAACTGGACGAGGCCAAGATCGAGTACGAGGCCCGGACAGGACGCCCGCACAACGTGAAGCATCTTCGCTCCTACAGCACCAATGGTTGGAACCAGTTCAGGAAGTTCCTCAACAACATCAGCGACAACAGCCACCAGTTGGATGAGAAGCTGACGTTCTCTAACACGGAGGTAAAGAAGGGCGACTACGTAAGCAAGCGTCTCCCATATCCTCTGCAGGAGGGTGACCACAGTGCCTTCGACGAACTCCTCTCGGTTCTGTACTCGCCGGAGGAAGCACAGAAGATCATGTGGGCTATCGGCGCCGTTGTGTCTGGTGACTCGAAGAAGATCCAGAAGTTCCTCGTATTCTACGGCCCTGCAGGTACTGGTAAGTCCACGATCCTGAACATCATTCAGGAGCTCTTCGTGGGGTACACCACGACCTTCGAGGCCAAGGCTCTTACGTCCAGCGGGCACGCCTTCGCTATGGAGGTGTTCAAGGCAAACCCGCTGGTGGCTATCCAGCACGATGGGGACTTGTCCAAGATTGAGGACAACACGACTCTGAACTCGATCGTCTCTCACGAGGAGATGACGATGAACGAGAAGT